CGCTGAACATGGCCGGGTTCCAAGTAAAACAACAATTAATCTGGGCCAAGCATCACATCCTAGGACACTCACACTATCACTGGTGTCACGAACCAATGTTCTACTGCAGCCGGTCAAATGAAAACCCGGAATATTTCGGAACCAGATGCAACAAGACAACCCTAAACAAGATCGACCCAGAAACCATGACACACGAGGAACTCAAAAAATTTGTCAACAAAATCAAAGAAGCGAGCACACTATGGGAAATCAAAAAGGACTCAACAAAAGAATACATACACCCAACCCAAAAACCAACAAAACTAGCCCAGAGAGCAATACTCAACAGCACAAAGAAAGGACAGGCAGTGCTTGACCCATTTGGGGGCTCAGGAAGCACACTGATGGCTTGTGAGGAAAGAAAACGTATTTGTTACACAATAGAGCTAGACCCAGACTTTTGCTCACACGGGATAGAGAGATGGGAGAACCATACGAAAATGAAGGCTATCAAGCTGTAGGAAGTTTTAAAAACTACACTGATTAAATAGCAGTATGGGAATAAAAGGGCAGATACCATGGAATAAAGGAATCAAAACCGGTCCATTATCAGAAGAAACAAAATCGAGAATGTCAGAGTCTCATAAAGGAACCAAAAAACCATGGGCAAAGAATAACGGAAAGAAATATTGGTTCAAGAAAGGCGAATCATCCTGGAATAAAGGGATCAATGGAGAAAAATCACATTCACACGGAAGAAAACAATCAGAAGAAAGCAAAGAAAAAATGAAAGCCTCAATAAAAGAACATTATGATAAGGTAGGAAGAAAATCAACAAAAAATAAACTAATGAGAAAATCAACAGAATTTAAAAATTGGAGAGAGAAAGTGTTTGAGAGAGATAATTATAAATGTCAAAAATGCCAATCTAATAAAGATTTACACCCTCACCACATAAAAAAGTTATCAGAGTTTCCAGAATTAAGTTATGATGTTTCAAATGGTCAAACATTATGCGCAAACTGTCACGGAGAAATACACGGGATACCTTATAGTAAAATGGGTAAATATCTAACGTGCAAGAATTGTAAAATAAGATTCAGACCAAAGAGTGGACATCTAAAGCAAATGACTTGCTCTAAAAAATGTGGTTATGAATATCGTTCAATATTAAAGGAGAACGCAACTGGCAAAAAGGGGGTTAAATTATGAAGAAATTTAGTAAATTAATTGATGATTGGTTCGGAGATGAGGATACACCTGAAGCATTGGATGATTATATAAAAAATGAAGTAATCAAGATGATTAAAGGATGGCAAAAAGATAAAAAACAATGTAAAGATAGAGAATGTTTGGCAGGACACTGTGCACAAATATATTGGTTTTGTGACTTTTTTGAGATAAAAGAGGTAGATACATTATAAAAATGGCAGAAAAAGTGACAGATTATACAATAAATCCGACACAATCCGACACATTTATGTCCGAAAATGACATCTTTTGTCAAGTTGCGCCTACTGATTTGCGAGTAAAACTTGACAAACTTGACAAAAACATACAATCTGGGCGGAAAAATGAATAATGGCAAAAATAACTGAAAAGACATTCAAGGCGGCACTCGTTAACTCTGGTGGGAACCAAGCAAGGATAGCCGAGAAGATGGAAAAGACCAGACAAGCAGTAGGATTATTCTTAAAAAAGCGACCAAAGATGAGAGAACTCCTAGACTTAGAAGTTGTTAAATTAGTAGAGAACGCAGAAGATATAGTAGCAATGTCAATCCTATCAAACAGAGATATAGACCAAAGCAAGTGGTTATTAACAAACTCCAAAGTAGGCAAACAAAGAGGATGGGGACAAAAACAAGAAATCGAACACTCCGGAGAAGAAAGACCACATACATTTAATCTAATTGTGAAGTCTGAGGAGGAAATCAAAAGTGAAAAACTTAACAATCAGCCCAAAGCAGCATGATATGTTTATTGCGCTTGAAGACCATGAACACACCGAAGTATTTCTAGGAGGAGCGGCAGGTGGCGCAAAATCGTTCACTGGGTGTTTATGGCAAATCCTAAGAAGATTAAAATACAAAGGAAGTAGAGGATTTTTGGCCAGGGCCAGACTTAAAGACCTAAAAGCAAGTACACTATTAACATTTTTCGAGGTGTGCGGATTACTAGGACTTAGGATGGGGCTAGATTTTAAATACAACGCCCAAACAGGGGTTATTACATTTTCTAACGGAAGTGAAGAATATCTGAAAGACCTGTTCTTTTATCCAAGCGATCCTGATTTTGTTTCGCTTGGTTCGACAGAGTATACTGATGGATTTATTGATGAGATGGGGGACATAGGAGAACAGGCATACCAAATCATAAGGTCACGAGTGAGGTATAAGCTAGACGAGTTCGGACTAATCCCAAAGATAGCAATGGGTAGTAATCCTTGTAAGACATTTATTTATAGAGATTTTTATAAGCGATGGCGAGACGATGAACTCGAACCATTTAAGGCATACGTGCATGCTAGTGTTTATGACAACCCATTCATCTCAGTGCATTATATCGAGAACCTAAAAAAGCTAGACAAGAAGAACCGTGAAAGATTACTAAACGGTAATTGGGAGTACGATGACGACCCAACAAAGATATTCGATTATGATGCGATTATAGATTTATACACAAATGAAGCCAGACGAGGAAAGAAGTATTGCATAGTGGACCAAAGCGGATTCGGCCGTGATAGCTGTATGGTGTCGATTTGGGATGGGTTATTTATTACCGAGTTCTTACAATATCAAGAAGGGCTAAGCAGCACAGAACTAGACGAAATACTGACCAGTAGAAAGATACCGAGAAGTTGTTGTTTGGTGGATTCGATAGGTGTTGGATTTGGACTGAAGAAAGAAATGCCAGAGATTGTGTCGTTCGTAGCAAACGCGGCCCCATTAAAAAAAGAGAAACAAAGCACAGATGAAGAAGGACTAGACAATTACAAGAACCTAAGAAGCCAGTGCTGGTTCGAATTAGCAAATCACGTGAACACGGGAATGATAGGAATTTATAGAGAATTACCAATTAACATCAAAGAACTTTTAACCGAAGATTTGGAAGTCATGAAACAGATGGACTCAGACAAAGACGCAAAGATGCGAGTTATTACAAAGAAGGAGTTACATGACAGTGCCGCACTAAGTAGATCTACAGATGCAGGGGACGTTTTAATGATGAGGATGTATTTTGAGATTAACCCAAACGAATCAGCTTGGACGTTTACAGGCTCAATAGACAAAATCCAAGAGGATCCTAAATTAAAGGTTTATGGAGATTCGAACATCAAAACAAAAGTAGTCGACGGCAAAGAGGTCAGAATGATTGGCGACAGGATAATAAGAGAATAATGAAGTGCCCAAGATGCAACCATGAGATGCCTCAACTGATGGTAAGGAACTGCGGACATCTACTGATGTTAAACGAAACATATTATTGCATTAACTGCGACAAGATGTTCAGAGATACATTCACAGAGATAAAGTTCGGGGGAACAAAGACAAAATACAGAGGCGGAGATGATGATGATTAGTTGAAGGGAATAGTAGGTTTTAAAAAGAACATTAGATTGGTATAATCATGAAAGGGGTGGAGAATTATAACTTATTCAGGTCTGGGCTCATAACTCAGGGAGAACTAGATAGAAGAAGTGTTGCAGCAGACCACGAGAAGAGAATCTATGACATGTTTATTTATAACCTGAGAAAGAAGAAGGTCGACAAGCTGTTAAAACAATTCGAAAAAGATGAAACCATATACGAAAGATACACTCAATTAATCAAGCAGAAGGAAAAAGAACAATATAAAGCAAGCCTCGACAAAATCAATTTAATCTACAAAAGGGATAAAGCGATGCGAGCATCTTATTCTATGGCCTTAGAAATACTACATAGTTGATTATACTAAATGACAAATACCTTTATAAAATTAAAAATCATTGAATATTCATCCAAAGTTCACGTTCAGAAGGGTAACCAACCTTATTCACATTCATGGAAAGAAAATCAGCCAATATATTTTCAAACTGCCCCTGGGAAAGCGGTAGTGAATCAGTTCTACAGCCACTAGGAAATAGACCAGTAGGCCCATATAATAAAGCACAACAAATTCAATCACCGAAAGGACAAAATGCTGTTACAGTTTTTGAAGAGACGAGAGATGGACTACCAAAAGCATATATGCCAAACTTTTTTTATAGAGCTCCATTTGGTTATCCAAGATACAAAGACCTTAATTATTTCAGACAATTGGCATCGAGTATTTATGTTGACATGTGCGTGACTGCAATCATAGATGAGGTGTGTTCGGTTGAGTGGGAGATAGTTGCCGAGGATCGTGCCGGCAATGAAGTACCAGGCAAAGAAAGTGATGTCGAAAGAATTCAGGAGTTTTTTTATAACCCAAACACAAACAAAGAGAGTTGGGAAATGATAGTGAGAATGATGTTGCCAGATTTACTAGAACTTAACTCAGGAATAATTGTCAAGGTGTTTAACACATTTGGAGAAATGGTTGAGATTTGCGCGAGAGACGGAATGGCATTCACAAAGAACCCAGACCCTTATGGATTTTACACAACTAGAGCAGACTTAATTTTAATGAAGAATATCCTAGGCGAAGGCGAAGAACAAACCCAACAGATGGACTATCCGGCAATTCAGGCCGAAATGGATGCAGCAGATGCACAAGAAGAAGGCGCGTACTTTCAATATGGGTTTAACACAGGCGCAAGACCGATTCCGTTTGGGCGGAGGGAAGTAGTATGGTTTGAGAAGAAAGTACGAACAGACAACCTGTATGGGCGGTCTAGCATGGAAGTTTTAAGCAAGACGGTTCAAACACTTATTTATGCCGTAGAGTCACAGTTAGAGTATTTTAACGATAATTCAATACCTCCAGGAGTTTTGGGATTAGAAGGAATGAATGCTGAGGATTTAAAGGCATTTGGGCAACAATGGATCCAACAGCAAAAGGTTCAAGACACACTAGGAAATTGGAAGAGAGCAAACCACAAACTCCCAATGGTTAATAAGATGCCAAAGTTCGAGAGATTAGGATTCACAAACCAAGAGCTCGAGTTAATCGAATCCCAAAAGTGGTGGTCAAAATTAGTCTGGGGAGCATTCGGAATCACTGCAACAGAACTAGGATTCACAGAAGATGCACAGGGCGCAGCCAATCAGATAGTACAGACAAGCGTAGCAAAGAAACGAATCATTTATCCATTATTAAGATTAATCGAATATCATGTGAACACAGAGATAATCCCAGAGTTTGGAGTTGAAGGGGTTCGTTACAAATACAAGATTTTTGATATTGATGAGGAAACAAAGAAGTGGGGCTTGTACAAATTGCAGACCGAATCAGACCTTAAGACAATCAACGAAGTGCGTAACGCAGAAGGATTGGATGAGGTTGAATGGGGAGACAAGAACACCGGGGAAAGAAGTCCGCAATTGGGAACGAACATAAACGTGGGCGATCCTAGACAGCAAGACTCAGACAAAATCAACAATGATGCCCAAGCAACACGTGACAAGATGTCTGCTAAACCTAAAGGCGAGAAACCACAAGATGTCAAGAAAGCCCAAACAACCGACAGCGGACTAACACTCCAACCAAACGAAGAAATGAGCCCAACTGAAGGAAAGCTAAAGAAGAAGATAACAGACCTTTTGAAACTCAACAAGAAGAAAGTGTTCGAGTTATTAGACGACCAGGGCAAGCCTGAGCAGTTATTGCAGATTAAGAGTATTGATGATTTACCAGGGATAATCAAAAAGATATTCAGCATTTTCACATTCAAGAAGGTAGTTGACGAAGTGATCAGTTTTAAGTTTAACTTTGGATGGGAAGAATCAGAAAAACAAATCGATAAGAACGTTCCAATGAATAACAAAGCAGTGGACTTCTTACAGGATTACACAT